CTAATAACCTTGTTATAAAGATTGATTATAGCGGGGTCAACATCGAAACCGTAATCAAAATCTTTTGCTTCTTCGATGGCTTGCTCACATGACCAGCCATCTTTTTCGCACCGAAAGAGAGCAACAGCTAACGAAGTTCTATCTTTTCCATGGCGGCAGTGTACGAATGTATGTCCGCCACCAAGAAGTTTTACAATGTCTTGTGATAGAAACTTCAACAGTGAGCTTCTTTTTGCGATATCAATTGGAATCATTATATGTTTTATACCAATCATTTTGCAAGCTCTATCGATTTTCTTTCCAGATTCTTCATCAAGAGATACGATTTTTCTGATACCATACTTATCGTGAAGTTTTTTCACATCATTAATTGATGGCGCACCGCCACGGTACAATCCCTTATCTACCTGACGAAATCGTAAAATCATTTAAGGTATTGTCCAGTTTTATGATGTATGACTACACTTATATGTGGCGGGGAGACGCCAAACATATCTGCTAACTGCGCCTGTGTATAATCGCCTGAGCTATATAATTCTCTTATCGATATTATTTTTGCCTGTGTTAGCTTATAGCTTTTGTTGCCAGCTACCTGTTTGATTTTAACATCTTCAGGGGCTTTATATGGCTCTCTATTTGCTATCGTAATCTTGAATGTTGCGCTCTTTTTTTCTATCACTTCTTGTGGTATCTTTTTGCCAAGATTTGCTTCTCTTAACTTCTGTTTTGTAGATTCTTTCATTGGCTTCTTTTTCTTGCCTTTCATCTTTCTGCTTATTTTTGCCCTTGTTTCGACTGTTTGTTTATGCCCACCAGACTTTGAAATTTTAACTCTGGTTTCCGGTGATGGAATGTATGTATAACCAGGATCTCCACCATTTGTAACATTTGTTAAATCACACCCAATACTTTTATAGTATTCAATTAATTCTACCTCTGCGATCAGGGCGTCATTTAATGTTTCATACCATTCAATGGTAATAACATCAGGTTCCAATTCAGACGATGTGAGTGATTTTATCCAGTTATTTTTGTGGCTATTGTTCTTTAATCTTGATTTGCTACAATGAGCGAGTAATCTTTGTTTTAGATTTTTGGTATATCCAATATATTTTAATTCATTATTTCTGGGGTCGAATAATCCATATAAAAAATATCCATCAGTTTTACCTGTATTATTTAATATCATAGACTTCTCACAACACTATTAAGAACTTCTCGAATATACTTTGGATTGTGCTCAATAAGTATATGTTTTATTAACGTGATTGCTTGTCCAAGGGCAGAACTTGCTGGCGCGCGTTTTGAAGCAATATCAAATTCATTTAGATAGTATATTTTCTTTTTTAGATTGTCAATTGAGTGCTGACGCTTGCCTTCCGAAATTCTTCTCATTAGGAACTTAATTAGTTCGGCAAGATATTTACCAGCATATTTTGGATCGCCCATTTCAAGCACCGAAGCGGTTCTAATTAGCATCTCATCATAGGTTGGCTCGGCTATTGCCCTGATCGCTTTATCAAGTGCTAATTTTTCTGGTTCATCTGATCCAGAAATAACTTCCTTATCAAACTCATCTTTGAATACTTGCTGAAAGATCGACATCTTCTCATTTTCTTCATTCTTATTCAAATCTCGCATAATAGAAGAATAACTATCTTCATGAGAAGATTTTTTGTGTTTAAAATATTCAATCTGACGAAGACGTTTTACCGCTTCTCTCTTGGTTTTATACTTTCCGAGCGGCTTACCTTTTTCTGACATTACCGCCCATTGCCCGTCTTCAAGTCGTTTAATTATGGCTGTTTTCACAATTGTACCAATTGTCGCCGCATCGGCGAATTCACGAGCAATACAATCAAGTTTCAACGGTGATAATGTCATTTATTTTCCACTGTGCGCCCTAATTGCTTTTCTGACTTTATCGGCGGATCTGCAACTCAAAAAAACGTCATTAAGAGAGCCATTACCATCAAGCTCTGACATCACACGGATTTGGAAAGTATTAAGATATACAAGATTTCCACTTTTTACTTTTCCAGATCCATCAACATAATAACAATCAATTATAATAAAACGATCTAAGACATCTACCAAGCGTCCAAATATTACACAATTCTGAGGTATGGATGTTTCTTCTAATGAAATTGTCTCTGCTTGATCGCCGATATAAAATTCACATACTTTACCGTGAAATTTCTGAAGCAGCTCATCGGAGAATGATCGTAGTGTAGATGGTTGATTTGCGGAGAACGCATCTACCGGATTATCCTGAATTTTATCCTTGGCCATTATTTCCTTTTATTATTTTAAGATTAAACATCCTATATTCTCTTTCTGCTGTCTTTGCATCTAATTCTGGTAGAATAGACTTTGCATTCATAACAAGTGATGTGTCCATATTTACTGATATAAATTTTTTAGTAGCATCGCGAAATACATTTGATGTTGCTTTCGCAATTTCCTTAATCGCGTTTTCTGATTGCTCATCGTCAAAAGAAGATATCACTTCCAAATCTACATTATCTTTATTTGTGTAGATATTACTTTTAATACCAAGTTCTTCTTGTAATACTGATTTAATAATCCTAGCGAACTCTATCTTGGAAGATATATCGTCATTTGATTTGATCATCAGTAGATGTGTATTATTGGATGCGCCAACAATATTACTTACGAAATCGTTGAGCTTTGCGATAAACGATTCGATGATGCCGCCTTTTTGTGGCTCTTGTTCTGGCTTTTGTTGGGTATTTCCTGATATTTTTCCTTTTCTGTAGTCTGCTATAAATTGGTTATACTGTGATGTTAGGGCAGATGTATATCCGGGAACTTTTTTACCATTTTTATTTGTGTAGTCATCTTTCGTAAATGGATCGTAATAATGCACACTCGCAAGAGCCGCAGAGAACTCCTGTGGAGATCCGCTGACCAATTCTTTAAATGCTGATGGCCTATTTTTAATGAATGTAAGATAATCGGCTACGCCATCTACCAATGATGGATATGATCTGAAAAACGCACTATATCCTTCCCTTTCTGCCGGATTTCCATTAACAGATCTTGTGTCTGTATTGGTAAAATAATCGTGTGAGTTACCTTTTGTCCACATAATATTGCCAACATTATTATTAAATATGGCTCTTCCGCGATTTGTTTCTGCTGCGATTTGTGCCCAAGCTTTTGCAACCTGGCTAAGTTTTGGCTTGTCCCCAACAACTTGTTTCCAAGCGGAAACTATTGCAGAAGTAATCTCCTGGCTGCTTGCTGGTGTTGGTTTACGCTGAAGCTGTTGGGGCATATGTATTATTCTACCTTAAAATTTCTCTGGATTGTTCTTACCGATAGGGTTCCACTGAATGCTGATAGTCTACACCAGATTTTCAGTTTAACGATTCCTTTTAATGCACGATCGATTGATGGCAAATTCATATAGGAATAAATTTCCAAATAACGATCAAGTGGGTTATGCTCGTCTTCCGTCTTTACACTTGTAAGAACAATTCCACGAATTATAGCTAATCTAAGTTCTGAGAGTATCTTACTCTCTAACTGAGTCCCTGAGGCTGATGTATCAAGTCCCTGATCAAATAAGCGCTTAATAAACGTATTGGTGATATGGGTCGCAGCGCCAGGCGTTATGCGAATTTTATCGGCAGTGATATTCTTAAGAAATGGAATCGAGAAATATTTCTGATCCACTCTTCCCTCCGGGATTCCGTGCGCGACTGGCACGGCTCTTGGTGCCGGAGGGTTTAGGCTAAAGGGTCGGGCTTCTCCGGCTTATCTTTTTTAGGTTCAAGCTCTGGTTCTTTCTTTGTTTTTTTATCACCAGCATCATTAATATCATCCAAAATGCCTTCGGCAATCGCAATAAGTTTCAGCGCATCCACTTCGTGGTCTTCTTCAATCACAGCCGCATATCGAAGAATTGAATTAGCGAGTGTAAGTGGGTCAGCATTTTTATACAGACTATCAATAAAAGCCTGATGATTGGCTGGCTTGACTTTTAATGGACTTGGTGGAAATTGAACGTGTTTTTCTGTCTTGTCTTCCTCTTCTGGAGGGGGCATTATGGTAGGTGGTACAGAGGCATTTGGAGATGGTGCTGGCTTGTTAGCTCCAACTGGCCCATGAGCACGCTCAAGTTGATTCAGTACTTCTTCTTGGCTTTGCTGACGTGCAGCTGCCGGGCTTGGTTTAGTATCTCCTAATCCAAGATCTGGCCCAGGCTGCGATGGCATTACTGCGTGAAGGTTTTTTGACTGTTCTTCAAGAGCTTTTGTCTTGGCATCGTCGTGAAACTTTCGAAGCGGAACAACATTATCGTTATAGAATTTAAGGAATAGCTTGTGATATACTGCAAACTTTTTCACGAAATCTTTTGCATTGGCCACGTATTCTTCTGCATTGCGAGTGGCAACTGCCGTTGCTAGCTTTTTAAACGTAAGCAGAAGGTATCTTAAGAATTCCTCGGTCTTATCGACCATAGCAATCGAGTCTGTTTTTATCTTTTTCAGGAAACCGACCGAAAATCTTTTCTCAAGCGCTCGCATTGCTTTTGTACGGCTCGCACTTAAATTTTGTGCCATATCAGAAATTGGCAATGAAAGAAAATCCGATAGTCCTGCATTCTTAATCAGTGCTTTTGAAATTTCATTTGCTTGTGCGTACGAGAGTGGCTCTTCTTCTTTTAAAGATCGTTCTGGATTGTATCCAAATAGTCTTTCTTTATACTCATCATCAAATTGATCAAGAAGAAACTGGAAATGTTTGAGATCGACTTTGCTTTGGCACTGTTCAAGAGCAAAAGCCATCAGACGACATCGTTCGTGAAATGCGGCAATGTTTAAAGAAGCCGATAGGTAATCTCTTCGATTGACAAGGGTGCGCGACCACTTTACGATGTCCTTGATCCCTGCTGCTTGATTTCTGATCTTTTCATCAGTTTTACGCAGATTATCCATCATTTCGGCAAATTCTGGATTAATTGATTCCAGTATTTTACCGCTGACGTCGGTTTTCTCTCGAAGTTTATTCAACCAGTGTCGTTCTTGTGCAATTTTTTGCATTAGTATTCTCCGCAGAGAAATGCGAAATTATTAGACAGTTGTATGGTTAGGCGGCGTACAATCGAGGTTTTGGGGTATCATTTGTTGGGTATGAGGGCACGTGCCGATAACATGTTTAGCAAAATTACAATTAAAACATAATATTTGGTAATTGTCTTTTGGGTAGCCTTGTTTTTTAAGCCATCGATAGAAGTGCGAACCTGTTTGATTTTTTGGAGTTCCATTGTTGGTGAAGCTTAACTCTTTTCTATGTTTAGATCCTGTCTCATCTATATGATCTATGGTTAAAAATATTATTTGGCGCTCTCCACAACATGCACATTTTCCGCCATATTCCTGTATGATTTTTGTTTTCAATCTTAGATCTTTATCACGGCATCTTTTGCATTCACACTCTAAGCAGTAAGATCTTCTGCCGCTTTTTCTGTCATTAGCTACGCAAAATTCTTCAATTATTTTACTTCTTTACATCTGCTACATTGTTTCATTTAAATCATTACCTTATGTTGCGGATGACGCTGGAGCTGGCGGAGGTATCGATCCGCCAGGGGAGGCTCCTCCCGCCCCTACTGATGGACTTGGTGGTGGCATTCCTGGTAAACCTGTATCCCCCATTCCTGGTAAGCCACCGCCCATGCCGCCAGGAAGACCAGCGCTACCAGTTGCATCGGTATATGGACTATTAATTACATCTGCTGGTTCGATAATATCCTGAATATCATCTCCTTCATTAAGAGCGCGAAGTTCATTAAGTGGCATGCGAGCAAGTGTCGCAAGTTCCTTAGTTCTAATGGCCTGGGCAATATCTTCTTTACGAATTTTGCGACATTCCTCATCATATTCTAGACCAAGTGAACGATATAGTGTTTGCTGGGATACTTTTTTCGGATCACCCGAGAGTTGCACAAGAACGTTAATGAAATCCATACTTTCAAACAATGTCATATAGTTCCAGTCAATTTCTGGTACAATAAGTTTCTTCACACCATCTTCATAGTCATAGAAGTCATTAAGTTTAGAAATTGGCGCAAATATCTTATTCTTAAGCCAATTTGACATCATATTACGAAACTGCATATATCTTTGTCGTAGAACGTCAAGAGATACACCGCCGTTAGCATATGTAATATCACCACCACCGTCCATCAATACAGATGGGACCATTAGACCCATATATATTTCTTTGATTAGTTGTGTGATATCGCCAGAGATATCTACTATGGCTGAATTCCAACCAACGCGCTCAACCGTGACACCGTCGTGTGTGAATAATTTGAAGTTCTTATCAAACTCGGCCTGTTCAAATTGCTCACGATATGATTCAAGTGCTTCCATTGTTGGTTTGAACCCATCTCCACCTGCTCCGCCTACTTTTACAATAGTCATAGGAGTAATCATAGATTGAGCTTGAACATATTTGCTTTCACGAAGCTGATCAAATAGCATCAGCTGTCTAAAACAACATACCGCGAGCCCTGTGCCTCGCACCTCATATGGGCTTATTCTTCGCGCCAAATGCGATATGTAGAAGTTGTCAAGTGGGATATTCTCACCGCGCTTAATGTGCTCAACAATCGTTGGGTTAAGCTGTGCTTTCTGCTCCAAATCAGCTGGACGATTTGAAAATACAATCCTGCGAAGATTTTCATCTGGACGAAGCATTATGATTGGTTCGTTCGCCATTACGCTTCGCTTTACAACTATATAATCTGGATTTTGAACAACAAGACGACTCCATTTTGCCTGCGCCTCATCAAGCTCAGCATAAACGAATGCTTCGCCAAGTAGCCAAAATTCTTGTGCCACTTGAACACATACATTCATTAGATCAATTTCCTCAATCATAGTATTGAAGAATTGCTCTACCTTTCTATTAGGACATTTAATATTCAGCTTACTTATAGGATAAGTTGAATGTAGATTAATTGCATTTTGAACTATTGGATTCAATGCATAAAAGCTTCTGTTCCAGGCGTTGATGGTTGCGCGATCACGTGGAAGATTTAAATTTGATACGAGCCAGAGAGGTGAATAGACTTCTGGCATTTGGCGAACTGTATTCGAGCCACCACCGAAGCCTCCACCGGAACCCTGGCCATAGGGAGATTGTTGTGCCTGCTTTCTCATTATTTTATCGCCAACAGATGATAGCACATTACCGAGTGGTGATTGTTCGGCTGGTTTTGAAGCTGAACCATCTCTAAATAACCCACGAGATACCTCTTCTTCAAGAGTGCCTCTACGATATTGAGAAACATTACGATACATATTTGGTGTTACGTTTGGTGGTAGCTTGCTAGCTTCCATAGCTTTTTCAGATTTAGACAGTGGCATTTGTATTCTCTTTACTATTATATATCATCTCATTTTAGGAACATAACCGGTAATCATTAGTGGCTTTTGAGCCTTTACTGCATTATTTCCACTTACTTGAATTTTAAATCCATTTGAAATATAGAACTTGTAGGCCAGATAAGCATTTAGTAGCGCCATAAATCCATCGTTTGGAATTGTTCCTTTAATGTAGTGCGCCTCGAAGTCTCCACCACGAGACATAGATGGTTTTATTTCCATACTTGTACAATGTGCTATAAGCCAAGAAATTTGCTCATAATCTCCAAGTGGGAACCGAATGCTTCCCTTCTTCATCTGATCATATAATTGTCCTATATAGAAATCCTTCTCAAATCTAATTTCTTTTGGCGTTATATCATCGTGAAACTTTATGTGGTTGTTTAGTTTGCCAGCAACTCTTGATGATAGAAATTTATCCCCATATTCAGATGAGAGTATTTCATTTAGATCCTGGGCGTGGCCAATATCACAAATTCCAAGATTACAAGAGTATCTTCGCATTAGCTCATCAATAATTCCTTTTTTGGAGGCAAGGTCGTTTCGCTTGAATTTGCAGGCATAGATAATTTCCAATCGTGATGGTCCCGTTGCTTCTAGCACTACCGCGGTAGAGAATGATTGTCCTTGCCCACGAGATTTGTCATTATCAGCTAATTGTGCCATATCATTACGACTGCCAATATCTACACCCAAAAATATCGGGTTATCGGAACTAGATGCAGCATTAGCTCTGAATCTTCTTTCGGTATCACCACAAATTTCTCTAACTTGCTCAGGGGTCATACTAGATGCCTCTCCCTGAAAAAACTCCCCAAGAACTTCATTTTGATATGAACGCTCAGTATTTATTGTTGAGACTCCCGGTTTCTCTGATAACAGCTTTTCTTTACTTATACCAGGCATATAGAGCTGATTAATAAAGAAGCCTACGAATTGAACATTTGGATCATTATTTGCGGCTATCCACCTTCCACGTTCAGCTGCTTCAAATTTATCCTGTTCGCATCCACAATGCGTGCATCTGACGGTAAAACCATAAATCCAAATATCTTCCCACTCATTAGAGCCTGGCGTATATAAAGGAAAATACTCCTTGCATTTTCTACACCCCAGATGAAAAAATTGTTGTGAGCTTAATTTCCACATATCGGCAAATGTAGAATTTCGAGATTTTGGGGTTCCAAAATATACTTGGACGCCAGAACCTGTTGCACCGTACTGAGCACGATTTAGAACTTTCGTTGCATTTCCGATGGCTGCCGCAGGCATTTCCTGAATTTCATCGAGGAACATAACGTCTGCCGTTCTACCTCTAAGTCTTTCTCCGGCGAGTCCCATAGATTCAATCCATATGTGATTTCCACCTTTGAATTGCTTAAACTTTAGACTATCATTTGTTGGGGCGCTTGTGTCAAGAAGCGACTGCATATGTGATTTGATGGTCTTTCCCTTGTTGGGGTTTTCTCCTTCTGCCGGAATTGATGATGCTATCATTCCGTTGAGTTTCACTTTTGAATATGCATCTGCCAAATCTAATTGTGGAAATGCGTGAATAACTCTAATTGGTGGTCTTCCATCTACACCAAATAATCCTGAACCCATAAAATACATTTCAAGTGCATTAGCGGCGGTAGAAATTCCCGTTTGGCGACTTTTCAATATAATTACTGGAAGTGAATTCTTCTCTAATGCCTTAATACCTATGTATCGTAATATCTCGGTTTGCGGACGATATCCGCTTTTTGATAGTCGATATGGTTTCCCATCGAGCGTGAGATATTTCTCGCAAAACGCTACTGGATCGACTTGTGATAATTTGTCTTTAATACGATTGAATACGAATTGTTCCTGGTCTTTACCGTCTGACATACGGTAATGCGGGATTATTGCGTGTTATATACTATCACAAATGCGCCAATTCACCTATACTCACATCATTCCATCACGAAATGAATGCTCTGATACGGAACTAATCACAATAACAGTTGCTGCTGATAGTGAATATGAGGCGAGGCGACTCATCGAATCACACTTGCGTAAAACACGCACCTGGCTTCGTCTAAAATCGATTCTTCTGACACAACCGGACATCAATGATCTTGGCGCCGTTATCGTAAGTGAGACACTCTAATGCGCATTCAATCTTTCTCTAATGGCATTGCTATCAATTCCTCATTTGGGTCATCAGAAGTTCAGGAGTATCTCCTTTCACTCGACCGATTTCCGCTCATTGTTGCCGATCCTCCATACAATATTCTAAACGAAAAATGGGACAAATACACAGAGGATAGTTTATGTTCTGGGCTTATTTCCTGGTCAAAATGCGCCCAAGATCTTCTTATACAAGGCGGCTCTCTTTATATGTGGGGCGGTATAGGTAAATATAAATCGCGCGCCTTCTTTAAGTATCTCTCCATCGTAGAGCACGAGACATCTCTACAAATGCGTAATCTTATAACTTGGAAAAAAGTCCGTGGGTTTGGCAAGAAGGATGATTATCTATTCACGCGTGAAGAGTGTGGGTGGTTTATTGCTCACCAAGAGAAACCAGCCATCTTCAACATACCACTGCTTGAAACAAAACGAGGATATCCTGGTTTCAATAAGAAATATCCAGCAAAGAGTGAATATTACCGCCGCAGCAATTGTTGGACAGACATAACAGAAATTTTGCGCGGAAAACAGCACGTGGCGCATAAACCAGAAAAACTCGCCGAGATAATGATTTCCACTCACACCAATGAGGGAATGACAGTACTCGATCCTTTTGCCGGATCAGGCAGCACTGCGGTTGCTGCCGCTGCTCTCAATCGCAGGTTTGTTGTGATTGAGAAGGACACCGAGATTTTTGATAAGATGTGTGCGCGACTTATGTCTCTTAAAGCTTAATGCTGCTTTTCACCATTTGGCATACAACTTGAGAAAGGATCATTGTCTTTTGCGGCGGAAGCATCATCAACCGACAAATCTGTTTTACCAATATGCGAACCTAATTCGCTTTTTGGGTGAAGCATTTGTGCTTCTGCAATTTTCTCACTAATATATCGTTTTACATCTTGATCGACATCATCAGTATTAGGCAACTTTGCCCTAATGCTACGTATCTTAAGCATAGATTGCACAACTGCATCCACGGCAACGCCTGGCCTTGACTCAACGAAATTATCGATGAATACTTTCATATCTGGTATCTTTGCAAATATTCCTGGCACCTTGATATTTTGCATTTCCTCGGTGAATTGTGCCTTTTTGTTTAGCATATCGAGCAAACCTGTACGTTTTTGCATATCCAAGACAGCTTCTTGAACGCTTGAATATTTCGATTTGTTTCCGAGTATCTGGTTGATTTTATCGAATGTTGAATCGATATTTGCACGTGGATTTGCTTTGTCTTTTGGTTGTGCGCTTGATTTTTCAAGATCTGCCGCGAATTGATTAAACCAATCTGGACGACGAACCTCTCGTTCACGAGAGTCTTCGTCTCTTGATACGATCGGCTGATTGCGCGAATAGTATTTGTTAGTCATCTCGCCGTTCCTTATGCGTAGTAGTTCGCCATCCAGTCATTATTATCTACCGAGGTTGGATCTATTTTCTCGTCAAGTTTGTATCCACGGGGACGTCTTAGCGGAAATCCCATATCCGAAATTAATTGTAGTAGTTCCATTTGCTCACGGTCCGTAAGCTCATACTTCTTGATTAGCTCGTGTGCCGTACGCTCGATATCCTTTCCAGCGCTTACTGTGCTGTTAATGCACGTACGGGCAATGCTCGAAATAAGCAATGGCACAGTGACTATGATTCCACCAACGTGGGTTGTCTTCTGCGCTTCTTTGACAAGTCCAGCTTTTTCATCGGCACGCTTGCGGCGTGCTTTTGTTCTGGCTTGCTCCTTTTCATCACGAGCATCCTCAAGCTTATCGATACCATCACGAATGGATGTTCGTGCAGATTCAATAACGGCAATATCGGCCTTTCCTTCAAGATCATTTGCGATCAGATCTGAAAGCTTTCTATCAAACTTCTTAAGATAGGCCAGCGTTCTTTCTATGCCGAGCGATTCGCCATTGTGTCGTGGGAGCGCCTCAAACCTGCTCTGCATCCAAGGAATGATATGCTCAGAGCGAAGATCGTTGACATCCCAAGCATCTCGCACTTCGAGATCTTTCTTCGATTCTGGTTCCTTTTCATCGCTAACCTCAATAGGATCATCAGTAGATACTTCTAGAATTTCTACATTGCATCCGGGAAGCTTACCAAGATCAAAACTAAGTGGCGCTGGCTCAGCGTGCATTTCAACGGTATCGTGGTCTGCGTGTTCATGGGGTGCGTCGAACAGAATTACCTGATCTTCTTCGTCGCGATCGACGGGTGTGTCTTTGGCATCCAATACTTGTGCGCTTTTGAATAGAGACATAAGTGAAACTCCTGATATTATGCTGAAATATGGCTCTTGAAGAAACTTTCACGTAAAATTCTACGAACATTTCGTTCTGAAGCCTGCTGATAAGTGTTGTTATACGGGTTATTTGTTATGGCTCCTGGCTCATTGATAACACTGCCGCTATAATATTCCAAATCATAATCGAATGAGCCCTCAAGCCCCGTGTAGCCATATAGGCTTGTATAGAATGGGGTTGGTCTTAGTGTTGGCATACTTCCATCCTCTTTCTTCATTTCTTTGAGCTTTTTATGCATCTTACGCATTTTTTTCAGACGATTGAGTCTGTTTTTCTGTTTTTTGTGGAATTCTCTGAACTCTTTCAGATCATCACCATCAGGTTCGTGATTTTCTCGCCTATCTTGATCTTGTGTCCTATCTCCATCCACACCAAACATAAATCCATTAAGCTCGCTGTATGGATGTTCCTGCTGAACATTACTAACATCTTCAAAATAGGCACATTTCTCGAACAATGTGTTCATTTTGGCCTCGTTGCGAGCAATTTTTTGATGGTTTTGGCTCTTCTTCGGCGCCTTTTCTTGCGAAAATCTGCTACGCTTTTGTATTTGTCGATATTCGCATAGAACCCTGTTCCGGGGCCGCTCGGAGCATCAGTGCCGTAGTCAAAATTAGTGAATATCTGCGCTGTTTTATGTCTCTTTTGATAGAATGGCAAAATTTCATCAGTAATTGGAATTAATGACCATAGTCCAGTTCTATTTAGAAGATCAATAGCGATTGTAGGGTTGGAGGCAAACGCTTTATTGATATTTTTTGTCAGGTATGCATCTGATGATGCCCTCATCACCTGCTTATTTTCTCTTATCCAAGATATTATTGCATCATCAACTTTGAAACCGAGTTTGGCAGCGAGGTAAATGACCCGAATAATTCGA